TCCCCATTTATAGCGTCACGCCATGGAATCCAGCCTCTTCGTGTTAGTACCTCCGTCCACTCCGGAAAGCACTTATGGATCTGGTCTGTGCCTGCTCTGCCTGCCATCCCCTGTATGCCCAAGAAGTCGGCTATGCTGGAAAATGCGATCTCCATACAACCCAATCCAAACGGATTATCTGTTGATGGATTGTCCTTGACATAGAGCAGCTCGTCTTCGTAGAACAGAATAGCTCCACGCTCGCCCTTAAGCCCAGTCATCTGAGCGTAGCGTGGCATGTCCGGAGTCGATTCTGCCCAGGCTGGAAATAGTCTGACGCTCTCCACGTTTACGTTCCATAGCTTGAGTGGGCGTTCTGGGTCTGGAGTAACTGCTAGTTCAGCTACAAAGCCACCAAAGCATAAGGCATCTTCGAGCCCTTGTTCTATGAAGGTCTGGAATGAGTCCGATGCGTTAGGGTGAGAAAACAGTGTCTTCGCAATCTTGATGCGGCCTTGTTGCTCGTCTTCTTCATTAAGAGGATCTTCTCCATCTATAGGTCGGATAGCCCAAGGCTGGGAGATCAAAGCACCCTTGATAAGATTGATAGCTCTACGGGGAACGGGAGTGCGAGACATGCGTCGAAGATTGTAGGGTGTCGATTTTAAAAGCGGCGTCGATAACCGATTGACGCTAGCAGGCAGGAAAGGCCAAGCCCAGGATTTGCGATCAGTGATAGCTTGATCTAGTTTCCCAGCCTTGACAGCTTCGATCTCTTTGGATTGTCTGGCCATGACTAATGGCCAACTGAAGATGGGTGTTTCTTTGAGCTCCTGTCTATGGGCAGAAGCAAAGACTTTCAACGTCGTTCTGATCCGGAACCATCTGACCAGATAGGCGTAGATAGCTATATGAATTCGATGAAGCATTCGCATCGCAGTACCATGATTACATAGCTATGGTAGCGATGACTGACAGCTAAGCGGACAAACAAAAAGGCCCGACCGAAGCCGGGCCCAGAATTGGAGGTTTACATCCAGCGGGTCCGCCCGCCGTTGACTTAAGTGGGAAGGCCACCGTCGGCGCCAGTCGACCAGGGCATCACTTCGTGGCCGGTGTCGATCAGAACATTCTACTACTTACCTATAATACCAAAACACCGGACAGTCCGCAGCTAAGCGAGTTCCAAAGCTATGTCCAACAGATCGAGCACGAGGCTGTTCTCGGACAACTCACGGGCGGCCAGTATCAGCGTGCGCACCTTGGTATTGATAGGCAAAGACAGGGCACCGGGTGGTTCCGGTTCTTGTACTTCTTCGGGATCCTCCGCACCTAAGTCTGCTGCTTCAACTCTGTCGTCCTCTCGCTGTCTTTTCATTTCTGCTCTGTCTATGGCTAGCTGCCGTAGCTTCGCCTTGCCTTTCTTCGTCTTTGTCCAATGCATTGCTTTTCCTTTCATAGCTGTGCTATTAGCTGTCGTAACCCGGACAACAGCACTGCGATCTGTAACTGGTCCGGGTCGTAGACTATCCTGCCAAAGTTCGCACTCGCAAATGAGAACCATCTACGAGTAGGCATACGTTCTGGATAGAAGTACACCATCTTTGTGTTGAAGCCTGCTGCTGCCCAAGTCCATTCGTTGGGCACGCCTACAATAAGCTTGGCATTTGCCAAGTATGATAGCTTGATGACAATGGGTTGCTCCGACAGTATTTCTTTTTCGAGATATGCGCAATCGTCCTGCCACTGGCCGCGGTCGCCCATGAGATACACCGGATAGCCGTAAGTGCGAAGATGTCTGACTATGGCACGCCAGGCAGCAACCGGGAGTTCTAATCCAGGCTTGACAGCGAATGGGCAAACAACAATACCATCTTGGCCACTCCAGCCGTTATTCCTCAAGTCCATGAACTTTGGTGACTCGAACTCGGCGCTAAGACCACTACAAGCGGCGAGCACATCGACATAGCTGGGGCCGCGTTGAATTACTTGCCCTGTAGCAAAGCACTTCTGGCACTGTAAAGCACCTCCGCATGAACAGGCTACAATTAGATCCTGGGTATCTTCGACTGTGCGGTAGGCTCTATCGTAGTTCAGAACAAGCCCCTCTCCAGCACCTACCCTGTTCAGGTTGGCGGATAAAAGTAGTTGGTACTGGTCCAGCTCATCGCAGTAGAAATGCTTTTCACTGAGAGCCTGTGCTATCTGGATAGTAGCTACGGTCTCCCAGAGCGATATCTTGGGAACACAAATCATAGAATGTCCCGCGTGGAGTAGACGACCGCAAGGCCATACACAGTGAGAGGCCCTGGCCGGGCCTTTCTTAGTAACAGAGTAGCGCGGCCGTTCACAGCGTGCTTTTTCCCGAAGCCGTGCATGTCGTAGGCGAGATACTTGTCTTTGTCGATAGACACTATCTCCAGGTCGGCTTTGTCGATCTCGAGAAGCGCACATAGGTGGGCGGTAGTGCTGAGACGCCCGGGCAGTTCCTTGGATCTGCGTGGCTGGTAATGTAGTAGTTCAACGGCCATTGGATCTCCTTTGTATCCAATCCAGGGCCAGTTCCACCAGCATGGCCCAGATAGTCAGCACACAAGCCCCAGCCGCGACAAGTCCGAGAACTTCCAGATTACTTATTTCGAAATGGTACGCCATCGTGTTTTTTCATCCTCTCCTACCACAGATTCCATCTTGCCTGCTTCTTCCAGCTTCGGTAGCAGTACGGCCAGTATGGCACGATGCTCCATGTAGTCGAAACCGGCTTTCTTGCTGAGCCACCGTTTGCCGCGCGGAGTTGCTGTAAGTACCTTGAGGATGCGTACAGCCACTTCCTTGACCGAAAGCTTCCCAGCGATCATTGGCAGCGACGGTCCACTGCTACGCCCGGGGATTTCGATGCGCTTGCCACCGGAGAACTTCACCTGTAGCCCAACAGGCGTCTTCAGGTGAATGGAGATATTCTCCATTTCTTCGAGATTATCACTCTCGTCGGGTAGCTTGTACTCGGCGAAGAGCGTATTAGCCGGCTTACCTGATTCCAGATGATCCCGGATAAGCTGCTTCACCCACTCTGAACCGATGATAGCCGAAACAGTGTCCTCAATGGTGATTTTCTTTTTCTCGCCTGTGCGCTTGTCCCGGCGCACTACAAACGTGGTCTCTGCCCTGAGAACCTCGTCTGTTTGCTTTGGTGCTTCTGCCTCGGCCTTCGGTGATACAGGCTCTTGCTCTTCTACCGGCTTTGCCCTCTTGCGCTTCTTTAGCTTCACCCTGCCTCCTCCAACAGTTCCGAGCGTTCTTCGCGGACTTCTTCTCTGGCCAGTGCTTCTGCATCTGCATAGGATATGCCGGAATGCTCCATAAGCAAACAGCACACCCGCATGTCAAAATCCATAAGTGCGATCTCGTTTTCCGCTGACATACTCCTGCCTCCTACGATGCTTCTGCGAGTTCTATCGCTCGTTCCAGTACATCACCTGTTATAGACAAGTCGGACATAACCCGAAGCAGTATCTGCGACTCCAGATCCTTCCGGCCTAACATCTTGGTCATTGCCGCCAGTAGCCGATCGTATAAGCTCATTTGCTATCCTTTGTGTTGAGAACCCAGCCCGTACCGGAGCAGAAGCTACAATGCGGATCTGGTTCGTCGTCATTGATGCAGGTGCATAGCTGCACAACCGCACCACAATGCTGGCATACAGGCACTTGGGTATCGCCCTTCCATTCCAATCGTGGTACGTGTGCCCTACACATGAGCCTATTGTACACAATTGACAGTGTAAGCGCAAGCCAAAGATGCGAAAACACACTCTAATCCTAGTATACAGCCAAAACAGACGACCGAAGTACCCCTGTAGAGTCGATTTGTAGTGGTTTTCCGGCCCCGTGGTGCGATTGTAATGGGCAGGTAGACAAAAAGGACACCCAAGCGGAAATCCTGTGTACTTTAGCGTGCTATTCTTCGGTTATTTGGTCGGCCGGAATGTAGCGCTCAGACTTCATCTCCCAAGGTATGAGCCAGCCAAGCTGTACCCGACGAACGAAATGAAAGACCCATCTAGCCGAGACAGTATCGTCGTGGCACCCCGGCGCAGCTTTAGGTATACCATTCGGTCCTCGCACAAACGTCAAAGCCTCGTTGATAAACTGCTCATCCCAAATCAGCTCTGGGTAGTCTGCGACAAACTGATTCACATGGTTCAAAGCTATAGGCCGCGTCTTGCCTGTAGTAGGAAAACCCTCGAAGTCTATCAACTGCTTTGTGGTCTTCTTACTTCTCTTCCACCATTCGCGGTGTCTGTAAACGTTACTGTAACCGCATTCGCCACTGAGCGTCAGCATGGTAGTGCCACCATCTCCGGTGCGCTCTACAGCTATCATAGCATTGTTAAAATAGCGGCCTAGCTCATCCAGATCATAGGCTAGGTCTTGTGGAGTTACCCTGGCACGGTACGTTGCCCATTCTTCCCCTGTCTCGAGATCGCCAACTACGGCAGCGCAGTAATCTGTGTCCTCCGAGCTGATTGATCTACCCGTAGCTACGTCAGCGCCTATTAGATAGCGACGTCCTGGAACCCGTTGCCGGAATATCTTTGCCCCACCATTATCGAATGTCTTCCAAGGCTTGAAGCCTGCTAGCTCTCGCTTCCTGGCAATGAGGATTTCTTTATCGAAGTAAGCGCTGCCCGAAACCAGAAATGCGGTGTATATATCTTCGGGGTATTTTTCGTCGAAGTTGGCGCGCTGTTGAATCTTCATTCTGCGGCGCCATGCTATCTTACCAAGATACTGACGCACTACATCCCTGGAAAGATCTGATGGTCGCTCTACTTTGGCGTCCTTGCTCATGCTATGTATTTTCAGTTATGTGATACAATCTAGCTCTTTGTGCATCTTCCGAATGACGTTAAATTCTTCGGATGTAAGATCCTTCTCTAGCTCATCTTTCTGCTTCTCTGTTAGATCATCGGTATACTCATCTGTAAAATACCAAGAATAATAATGTGGCTTGGCATCGGCATGTTCCGGATCATCTATAGCGCCAAGAAAATGCTCTGCAAAATATCCACCTAATCCATTAGCTGTAGACTCCTCATCGTAGGTTCCGTCTGGAACCAGAGCTCCTTTAACATTCGACGTTGTAGCTTCGGGATCTTTAGGCCATCTAGCGGTTTCTGAAGATACAACATGATGCAAAGTTATGCCCTGCGCAGATTCTTCCACTTCGGCTGATTCTACGATTAACCTGGAGTCTAGATAGTCGAAAACTAGCTCGTGCCTGTTGCTGTATTCTGTGTGAAGCAGATTAGCTTTGATAGCCTTGCTAAGCCCATTAACACTATCGTCTCTAGGATCTTGTGCGCCGAATAACTTGTAGGCTCGGCGAACCATCTGGAAGTGTTTGGCGGCATACTTGCTATTCTGGCTGATAAGCAGACCATTGACTCCGCCCTCTGTTATACATGGTAGAAACAAGCGAACGAGTAGCCAAAATGTAGTCGAGCCTCCTTGCCTGTCTTTGAGTAAGCGGTTGTTTTGGGCTAAATTTGGGTGCAGAGCATCTTGCATTCTGTTGAACAGGAAAGGCACAAGGCGGGACTTCTCGACTCCGGGTATATCACTTGGCTGCTTAGTCAGAATCCATACCATAGAAGCCAAGAACCATTTCGCTCCCCAAGCGTGAAGCATGGATTGCAGAGCTTGAAGCTGGTCTTTAGCCTGAATGGTATCTATATGTCGAGTGCTGATGTGCTGCTTAGCCATACCCCATATCAGGATGATATAGCCGAGTAGCTAACTAAGACAGCTTAGCGATTTCTTTCCTGTGCTTGCGTCTTAGTTCGTAGCGATGCATGTTGGTTACACGCTTTATAGCGCTGCATTGCTTGCATCGCTTGGATGCGTGTTTTCCCATGTAAGCAATGCCACAGCTTAGGCAAGTCTTGGGTACATCTAGATCCATGTCTCCCAGAGCCATTACACTACACGCAAGCTGTGGTCGCCACTGTTCCATATATCTTCCCTGACTATAAGGGATAGAATGATACAGCCTAGGCTCGCTTCTCCTGGCCTGGTACGCGAATCACCGTGGATCTTAAAGCCATCGCGACCGTACGTGTTCGTCCCCTCGGCCGGCGAAAGTGATAGGACATAAGGTCCATGCGTCGTGGTATCCGTTGGTGCGCCGATGATCCACATTCCACGCGGGATAGGGCCTATGTTATGTACGGCTTCCATGGATGGGTTGTTCTTACCTATCCCATGCCCACTATATCCATAAGCTACGTGAGCGTCATCCTGCATGAGTAGGCCTGTACGCTGGTTGTACGTCCACATAGCCTACCTCCCACTGATGGTGCAGCTCTGACCTTCGCGATCTACTAGCAGGAAGCGATCTTCTATCTTACATGCTAGCTCGGTGTCATCGTATCTAGACATTAGGTCTGTTAGAGTATCGAAGTCTGTCTTGCTAGCATATTCGACAGTTGCGAAGATGCCGCCCTCTTTTTCCGTCGACCATTCCTGCTCTTTGACTACGCGATAGCGCTCCTCGCTGAAGCCTGAGATAGGCAGGCCAGCCCAATGCGGAAACAATACATGATCCCCGGGGCACAGTTCTGATTTGCGGACTTGTAGATGCCCTTCGTGTGAGGTAACACCGGTCTTCCACACAGCCAGCACGATACCCTCATGGAAGATCTTGTTCTGCTTAGCCGGGAGTATTATGCCGCTGGGGCGCACTTGCTCTTTGGGTAGTACCCGAACAAATACCCAAGGGAAAAGAGGAGTGAACATCCGATTCCCTTGATATAGGTCTTGGGCTATCTTGTCTAAAGCCTTTTCTTTCTCTTCGGTAGTCATTGTCTCGTACTGGTCCAGGTCCTTGTATAATGCTAGCATAGCTCTCCTTATACTGGCAGCGACGATCCCGGCATAACAACTAAATTCTGTTTTTGTGCTGCTACCGGGGCCATAGTAATAGCTAATCCCGCAACACCAGCTATAGCTGGTGCGAGCACAATACCACAACCAGGGCAAGCCACCTGGCCGGAGTGCTCTAGCGTCACCAGCGCTACGGTCTCGAGATTCAGTATCGTTGGTTTCTGTGCTATCTTGATAGTAATAACTGTTCCACAAGCACTGCACTTGGCGACATGCGGTATGAACATCTAACGCACCCCCAGATATTTATGTAGCTGAACAGACAGATTCAGTGTCGGATACTTGATAAGGAGCGCTTGGCAGCGCTGTAGGTTAGCATCGTTGATCTTGTGCTCATCGTTTATTGGCTGTATCCATACCCTACCAGTGCGGAATAAATGCCCGAACTCGTACTCGAAGTCTTCCTCGTTGAACTCTTGGCCTACCAGGATCTTTACTTCGTCGGCCATGTTCAGTACTTCCAAGAGGAAGCCGGCTTTAGGGCTGACTGTCAAATGCAATGGCCCCCCAGAGCGATGAAATTGCACCCACTGTTCGCATAGCTTGGTAGTGACCACTGTACCCGATGTCTCTACCTGCACACGCTTATGATGGCGGATCAGTGCTGTTGTCAGGTAACGTAAGTCGTGGTTTAATGGCTCCCCACCTGTAATGCATACCCACAACGCTTTCTGTACTTCTGGTATAGCTAGCAATGCAGACACAGTGTATGTCTTATGGCAACGATAATCTGTGTCGCAGCTGAATCCATGGTTCCCCCAATCTGCACATCTATGCTGGTAAGCTTGTAGCCCAAGCGCTGCTTTTGCTTCCGGCGTATATGCCTTGCCCACGGAGCACCCAGCAAGACGTATAAAAGTCATCGACACGCCCGTATTGGCGCCTTCTCCCTGGATGGAGCTGAACACCTCTGACACAGGATAACTATAATCTATCATTTAAGTTTTGAGTCCTTATCTAGTTCTGTCATGCTAGTGCCCAGACTAGTAGTACCAGGCTTGTCTTCGAGTGATATATTACTGAATAGCCTTGGCCTTCTTTTCTGTCTGGCTATAGTAGCGGAAGGCAGTTGGCTTACTGGCACTTCTATCCCTGTGCCTTCACTCGAAGTGAAACGACCTATAGCGGACAGCACGTCGCCCATCACATAGCCCAGCGAGAAGCCCCTTTTCTTCTTTCTTTGTCCATCTAAATGAATAGGAGTATCCGGTATGTTTAGAATGTTCACGTCGAATCTACCAGGCCCCTTGGACAGATTGTATTGCTGTATTACTTCGTCGGTAAGCTCCTTGCCGTCTACTACAGCCTGGCACAGAGCACACAAAGCACGATTAGCCCTTTCGAAAGTGCGAGAGATATACTGACCGCAGCTATAGCAGAATACGTTGGTACTCCCATCGGGGTTTTGCTGTGACTGGCGCTGGCTACTTCCCGAAAACATGGGTTAGCCTCATTTCTATGCTTTGCTTAGCCCGCCATATTTGATCCTCGTTATCGGATGTAGCATGGTACAGTGGGCTCATCCACTTAGATAGCCATGAACGCGGGCGGCCATCTGGAACGATTTCAATTACAGCTAATCCCATAGCCGCAGCGAGAGTTGTTTCTCTTCCAGCCTTGCCTAGTACCCCTGTGATCTCATTGTCCTTTGCGTCTATCAGCATAGACAAATGTGGATCCACTAGCCACGCCGGTAGACCTAGCCTTTTAATCCTGACTTGCTTAAGCCGCGGAAATGGCGGACATACGCCTACGCCTGTTATAAGGCCACATACCTGTGCGGCGTGCCTACCACCATTGATAAACGAGTTCAGTCTGGCATCTGACATATCCGCCACCAAAGATGGCTGGGTGTATAGTAGCTCGGATGGCTCTTGTGCTACCTTATAACCTACAGATGCGAAAAACTCCCAGTCTTCCTTCGGCATAATCGCTTCGTAGCTTAGCCTGTAGGTAACCTTACCCATACTGGCATCTGTCTGCCTACAACGTTCTTTGTAGCCATCCACGAACATCTGAAGTGCAGACATAGCGGGAAACTGCAACTCATGGTCTCGTGGCATCACAAAGACTACGGTATCTGTTATCTCTTGCCCCATTGTTCCTTGGCCTTCTTTATCTTATCGTTGAAGCACATCGGGCACGCGCGAACAGGCCCACGTGTAGCTCTGCTTTCTGTTTCGTATTCCATGTCCCCGTTAAACACGGTTAGCGTAGCTCCTATAGGCATCGGCCCGTGCACATCACAGATATACATATCGGTCCTGGGCTGATTTGACACATGGTTCGCGGCGTTCCAAGCTATTATAGCGAGATAGATGCCACAGGCAGCAAGAATGATGCAACAGATCCATCCAACTATCATATATTCCTCACTGTAGCTAAAGCCACGGCCCATCCTTCGTGTGGCTGATCATAGGTATAATGCTCTAGCATGACCTTGTGCATGCGTTCCCCCAGAAACTCCCGCCTGGCTTTGTCGTTGATTAGCTCTCTAAGCTTGTGATCCCAGCTACTCTGGCCGGCGCACAATAGCCATTGTAGTTCTGAATCGTGAGAACAGAACTCTTCGTAAGGTCTAACCCAGCTAGCCAAACAGGGAATCTTACAGTAGGCTGCTTCTAACATCTTGATGCAGCTTTTGCTTGCGTTGAACGGATGATCCGTAACAGGAGCAATGGCAATGCTCCAATTCCACCGAGGCATTCTGACACAGTACTCAGCTACTGGCTGCCAATAAAAGAAGCGATAATTCTTTAGCTTAAGCAATGGCGATTCCGGAGATACCTCGCAGCCGCGAAACTCGATTGCCAGGCTAGGGTAGTCTTCTCCTATCTTGGCCAAAACCGATTCGACGATAGTCATATCTCCGATATGCGATGAAGAGCCGCCCCAGCCAATCACCACCTTGTCGCTGGCTATGCTTGGCAAAGCGAACATTGGCTGGTATAGCCTGTTCTCTGCTACAACAATAGGTATTTCTTTTCCTGTGCGTGGGTTAAACGGCACCTTCATGTTCTTGCGTACTATCTTGGCGAGGGTCCTGGTAGACACAGTAACCAAATCCACCATTCTCATACAAGCTACAAAGCCTTCTCGATAGCGTGTTAGGTAAGCGTGGGCTGGGTTATAAGTAGGCAGGTCCCAGACATCATCGTCCAAGTCGTACACAATCTTCATTCCAAGCTGTGCTGCTACTTCTAAGAACTTGAATTGCTTGCCCGTGTAGCAACGCTGAACTACGCACACATCATACCCGGCTATTATTCCGAAATCTGGTGCCTGAGAGAACCAGAAATAGCCGCTGCCGGGCAAGCTCAGATGAGGCATGTATAAACGCCAGAGGGCACAGGCATCGAGGGAGGCTGCTAAGAAGATAGCGGAGTTTGGCCTGTCGAACACTTATGATCTCCGAAGGCAGCACCGTGCAGTGCACGTCTCTTCTATTATTATCTCGTATAAAGACAGATGACAATAGTCGAGTACACTGGCCAGGTTTCCCCAGAGCCATATAGCTATGTTCTCGCTAGTAGGAGTGCTCATGCCCAGTGTCTCGTTCAGATAATGATGATCGAGATACTGCTCTACTATTGGATCTACGATGGCCTTGATGTCGCCATAGTCCACGAGCATTCCCTGTTTTGGGCCCTCTCTTATCAGCTCGTCGCCGCAAAGCGTTATTGTCATCTTCCAGGAGTGCCCATGGAGGCGACGGCATTTGCCATCGTGGTGTTCGAGCTTGTGCGCAGCTTCGAACCTGAAATCTTTATGAAGTAGTATCATAACTCTGTGTCCTGGCGGTGTAGGTATTGCCTTTCACAATGCACCCGCCCTCCCAACAACCAGACGCCCAAACCATGTTTGGGTCTACGAGACTAGGCCTAGCACTTACTATCTTTGTTGCCTCTTTGTTTACAGCAGCCGAGTTCACCGTCTTGGATGCTACGGCACCAAAAAGGAACTGAAAGAAGCTACGTCTTGAAGTTCGCATAAGCGTATACTACCTACAATCCTTACAACCGCGTGCTGCAATAACTATAGCGTCCAGAAACTGCGCAAAGGCTATAACTCTGACCTTGTCACCATTCACCCTGGTAGTAATATTCGGAACGATATGCCCGACGCCCAAAGCGGTCAGGTCCTGGTAGGCGTACATGGCGTACACGTCTGAATTGTTCTGCTTGAAGATCAGTACAGGTAGGCGCTTCTGCTTATAGGCTGCCGTGCAGCATTGCTTCCACCACTTATCCCAGATACCTCGTTTCTTTCTGGGATGTATAAGCTTGAGCCATGGCACGGATTTGTATGCCTTGCACTCGACTGATACAGGAAAGTAGTTTGCTAAGGCAGGTGAGATAACCAAGTCTCCGGGGTCTGACTCTGAGGCTCTCATGTGACCACCGGACAATGGAGTTCTGTAGCAGTCCTTGGGAGTAATACCGAACTCTTCGAAAGCAGAGACTACAAGCTTAGATACAGAGCGTTCGAAAGACGATCCTTTTGCACGGGCACCTCCAGCTCTCAAAGTATAGCTCCTTAAACTGGCTCCCGGGCCGGGATTCGAACCCAGCTGACGCAGATTCTCGAACACTACCCTCTAGACCAGACCACCGTACGATGGCCCAGTTGGTTGTCGGAATAGCGAGCTTTCTTTCTGCTCTCTGACTACTTAACCATGACTGTCCCAGGTCATAACTTGAACTGGCGTACCGGATCATCGATCGTAGTTTAGGTTCTCTGCCGTTTCGCGAGGGCGCTTTCCCTCAGGATGCGCTTGCCCACTAACAGGGGAACTCCCATAGCTCGTATCTCCCCGATACACCAGATAGCTTTCCCGTACTCTAGTGAGCTAACGCCGGTCCAAGGCATTTGCTGTCGTAACAGACAGAGTGAATACGGGAATAGGGTAGCCGGCTTCTCTGGAGAGCTCTAACCAGAGAATAAGAGATCGGGACTGCCAACTGCGCAATCCGCAACCGGGTCCTGGCTGCCTCGCGGTTTAGCCTCATCGAATCTCTTACTGCCAGCATAAACTTGCCCCGGTTTCTGGTGCCGAGTACCGGGGAACTCCGCTTCTGGCAGTTGTTTAGGCGGCCATAGGCAGCGCGAACGAAGATTCGTTGGCGTTTTGGTTTTGCGCTGTTCCGCCGATAGTAGCTTTTCGCTGTACACATTAACAGGCACGCTAATGTGATATCGAACTTGGTAGTCGCCTGCCATTTGTCTCCACAGCCCTTCTTACAATCCGTCGAAGCCAATTCGCCCCCACCAGAGTATCCAAGAACGCTCCCATCCGCCGAAGCGAAATGCGTACCCTCAGATACTCTGGTGGAGGCGCGGGGTTTCGAACCCCGGTCCGAAATGTAGACAAGCTGCTTCATCGACAAACCCTTAATGTTTCTTTTCCGATCTATGCCGCCGCATCTCACGCACACCAAACATCCCCTTACATACTGGGCAGGGCGACAGTTTCTTCTGTGCAGCGAACGGCCCAAACACACGGCGCTCCTGTGCGTTGCGTTCACGTGCCGCACGCAAAAGATCCTTCGTTGGAATCTTTTCCAGGAGCGCCTTTGTGTTCGTGTCCATACTGCTAGTATACTACACAACTGACAGTGTAGCGCAATCTATCTCACTGGCGAGCCGAATACTGTCCAACCGATTGTGTTCTTCAAGTTGTTCTTTAGGGTAGCAGCTTTTTCGCGTAGTGCTATCTTGGAGGCTGACTCGGGTGACATTGCTTCACACTTTCTTTGTTGACTACAGTAAACAAATTACTTGATGCGTGTAGCTCTACGCGACGCAGAGGCGTCGGCTGATATACGCGCACCATTTCCAGGTGATATGTGCCCGATGGTATACGCGGAACCATCACCCTCTCTATTGTCGTATGGCATCCCTGTGGCAGATCACGTACAGCCATGCCTGGCGTACTGTAAGCTATACCATCTACCCAAGAGTAATGCTCCTCGGCATCGATGCTTGTGCTCTTGCAGTACGACATCTGATAATCGAGCCATCCTCCCACCTCGAACTCGGTACCGAACACCTTAAGCGGACCTATAACATTGAACAGATGTTCGGGGCGTGTCCATCGCACGATCACTGTTATAGCTCCAATGGTTAGAGCTATTGTCAGCAATGCACCAGTCTGAAGTAAGATCCCTGAAAGCTTCATTACTGTTTCCCCTTCCAGATTAAAACTAGAATACTAAGCATTGCTGTGGTAAGGATCACGGACACCATACCATAGACAACACGCTTCACAGGACTGAACTCCTCTTTGGTTACAAAGCGGGCCTCGAAGCTAGCTATCTGTGCTTTAGCGGCCGATAGCTCGGTAAGAGCCTGGGTAAGTGGCTCCATGTGCCAATCACTTCCTTGACGCCCTTCCGCAATCATAGGCATTGAAATGCAGTCGCGGCTGCTTCCAATCATCGACAGCCTACCATTAGCAACGCAAAAAGCCTTGGCGCAGGCTAAAATGGCGGCTAGCTGTACCATCAGGTTAAGCCAAAGTATGTGAACGGCGTCCATGGGTTACCTCTCGCGCTGGCTATCTAGTCCTTCTCTTCACGATGCAAGACTGATAGTGGTAATGCGATTCTTGTAGCATACTACAACTTTGTCGCTATATTCGGAAACAGCGGATACAACGCTGTTTGAGCTATCTCTGGTTTGCCTAGCTGTCTTCTCAATCTCTTGTGTATCTCTACCAGATCTTTTATAGCTTGTTCTTTAGCCTCTTTGCTATCCCCCTTATGCCAACCATCCTGGCCAGTAGGGATAATTGTCTTCTTGGGATTTCTTAGCGACGGCGCGTGTTCGTGATTTCCTGGGGATAGGCCAAAGTGATAACCGTAGTAATCCTGGCTATCTGGGCCGGCGGGTGAGCTCCAGTTTACATTTGCTGCGATTCGAAGATAGTCGACTAATCTCATAGCCTCACCATACTCACAACACACGGGCAGTTCAAATGCGATGGTGGGTAGCTATCTCCACTGTCGAAGTCTTCATCCACGCCAATAGGCCCCATATCCTCGTTGTCCAGACAGTCGCTGCATGACTCCGCTTCCGAGGTAATCCACTCCTTACCCCACCCTGTTCCCTGGAAAGCATCCTTCACGCCCTTGAAGTAGCTTCTACCTGTTTCGTACTGAGCTGCTGCTATGGCTCTGTCTTTGCTGAGAACGAATTCGCTGTCGGGAGTATTCTTGAGTACTTTCGAAGATGTCTTGAGCATCTTCTTGTTTACCCAAGCGGCGCGCTTAGATGCTCTTGAGGCTATCTCACGGCCATACAAAGCCGGCATATTGGCTTTGCTGTACTTGGCAGCGTCCTGGAAGCCCATCAACCTGGAAGTAGCTAGACTTCGATGTAGAGCTTTTTCTATGTCGCTGTCGTATACTGCTTCCTTGATCTGCCTGCCCTTACCAAGTAGATATTCGACGCCGTCGAAGTGTTCACCTATGGCGTTGCCTGCTGCCTTGATTTGTGCTGACATAGCAGAATACGGATTGAAGATCAGAGGTTTTGCTGCGAAAACCCATAACCTACCCCGTTTGACCATGTGGCACCCCATAACCAGTTCGATTCCTAGGTGGTTTCCGGCCCCGTGGTGCGATTTACTTACAGCAAGACATAGCAAAAGACCCCCGATCGATCTTTTCCGCCTTGTAGCCCCTGTTTTTGCTGTTCTTGGCGCTCCAAAGCAGGAAGTCGAGTATGTCCACGCCAGCGGCGGTCAATGCCTGGAGTATTTTGCCTTCGTTCGAAAGCGCTACCGGAGCGAATGACGGGCGCATGGGTATCTTCTTGCCCTGGGCACGCAGATAGTTGAGGTAGGCATCTACTGCGCCCTGTACATTGCTGAGGTTGCGAATGGTTGAAGTTACCAGTTCAGAGTTTCTGCCTCCTGTAGTGAATGACTGCACATTGCCTTTGGTATATCCGTATGACTTCCTGGCGCCTGTCTCCGAGTCTGGCATGGACTCTTTTGCGTCGCCAGCAGTAACAAACTTCTCGAAGACTTTTTGTTCGTTGCCTACCAAAGAGACTTCTCGTCTAGTA